TAAGTGCTAGCCTTTGCTTTAGTAAGTCTCCGTGAGCTTTCTCTTCATCGGAAGTAAATACACTATCTATAATATTACCAATAGCTTCTATAGGTTCAGCAATAGAGCTGCCACCACTAAACAAACTACTTAAGATACCCATGTTATTAACCTCTCACGGAGTAAGCTATAAAAGATAAACCAGCAGCTAATACAATAAAGAATACACGCTCTGCAATTCTAGTGGCTCCTGAGTTCTTAATTACCTCAGTCTTTATAGAGTCCATACGTTCACTGTGGTTGTCTAGTCGTTTGTCTTGTGTAATATTATGTGTGTATAGACCGTCTAGCTTTGTGTCGTGTTCTATGAGCATAACCATAGCATCAGCCAGCTTGTCGAGCTTCTGTTCTAACCTATCAAATCTGGCGTCCATGTTATTCATCTCAAGTACCAAGCAACCCCAAAAGCAGCAGCTATAATTAATATTAAGGTAGCCCCCACTTTGGAAGCTATCTCTAAATTGTCATAAAAAGCTTTATCACTGGCTATACGTCTACGAACCTTAACCTTCTCAGCTTCACGTAAGTTTCTTGTGTACTCAGCTTTAAATTTAATAAAGTCAGAGTATCCGTTTATTCTTTGTTTATTTAAAAGGAATTTAAGTTCAGATTCTTGTCTTGCTAACTGCTCTCTAGCTTGAAAGGCTTCAAGTACATTGCCCTTGTTGCTAGCAGCTTTAACTGCTATTGCTTTCTCTGCCTTAAAATACTTACCAACTGCGTCACCTGCGTCTAGCAACTGTTTGCCGTTAGTTAGTGTAGTCTTAATAACCTTAAAAGCAGCATTGGCTATAGCTAGTTCTGCTAACATATCCATAACCTCTTTGAGTAAATAGCTGTAAGCTCGTAAGGAGCCTTAGGAGGCTGTACGGGCCTATAGTCTACCTCACGTATTACCTGAGGCTCTACAAGCCGTACAGAGCCTTGTGGAGCCTGTGAGGGGCATAAGTGAGTAGGATAAACCTCAGTTACTACAGGTATCACTATTTCTTAGGTTTTTTAGCTTTCTTAGCGGCTGCTGCTGATTTCTTACCTGCTGCTGTATATGGGTACTTCTTACCGTTAACTGTTGGCATAGTGTTTCTCTCTAGGTTAGGTTATACGCTTCTTACGTCTTGTACACAAAAGGCTACTGTAGTGCCTTTGGCGTTTAGTTTAGTTACTGACTTCCCTATTAATGGATGTGTTGTTAAGTAAAAGTTAGCTAGTTCGGTTATTTGAACTATCTCTTGCTGGCAATCAGCTAGGCTGCTAAATTCTGCTACTACTACGGGAGGGCGGGAGGTAATACCTGTTGACAACATTACTGCTATTGCTAAAAAATACATTACTACCTCATGTTTAAAAATAAAAAAAAGGAGCCTTAAGTTACGAACAAAAGGCTCCTATTATTATTCTAAGTTAAGTTTAACCGTTTACTGCCATGATGAATCCAGTCTCAGGACGCAACACTTGAGTACCATACAAACGGTCAGCAGTGTACAAGGTTCCTAAGAACTCTTGCTTGTACTGTGTTTGAGAGCGTACACCCTGTTGTTCCGCAAGTACCATAGTATCCTTATGGCCTAGTAAAGCACCTCGGATAATACCACCTGAGGAAGCTCCGTTTTCAGCAGCAGTTTCAAGTACAGGGCAGTTGGTAGATACATAAATATCAATACCGTACAATTCACCAATCTTACCGTTTACAACACCTTGACCATTCACAAAGTCAGAGCTTACGTAGCGGTCGACACCCATGATAGCATTACGCATTACAGGTGGGATAACTAAGAAGCGTCCGTCCATCGGTGCGTCTGCGTCATCAAGCTTCTGTACCATATCACGTAAGAAGCTATCAGCAAATACGTCAGCAGGAACAACTGTGTCAGCACTATATGCTGTAGTGCCCGTGGAAGTGTCATTGTAGAACGAGGCAGAGGTAAAGAAGTTAGAACCATCACCATTACCAAAGCTTTTACCAAGTGTAAACAAGTCATCATCTACTTGCTTGCCTAGGGCGTAGCCAGCATCACCAGTATAGAACTGACGTAGGGAAGCCAAGGCTTGTACGTTAGTAATATCTTCAATCATGCGTGAGTATTCAAAGTGCTTGTTAATTGTTACTAGGACTTCGGACTCAGTAGCGTTTTGGATAGTAACTGCTGTGTTCTCTGCCTTAGCACTTGCAACACCACGAGTAGGCTTAGGGATATGGATAGTATCGCCTTTCTTACCTTGCATTGCAATCTTTTTAGTTAATGGAGCTAGTACAAGTGATTTCTCGTATGCAGCAATTACTTCATCTGACCAAATTTCGGGGATGAATGAAGCTGCGGAAGTGTTATCTACTGTACCCGTTTGATTGGGATATGTTGAAGTAGCCATTTTAAATTTCTCTATATATAAGGTTATTTAACCCGTTTCTCTGCGTATGCCTTTTGTATATCGTCAGAGAGCGCTAAGTAGCGGTCGGGATCAGTTTTCATAAGTTTAATAATATCAGCGCGTCTGTAGATTTTCTTGGAAGTGCTTGAGTCGGGGTTACCACGAGTGTAACCTGTTGACCCGTCCTTGACAGCCCTCTGTCTTCCATTTTTTTCTGCCTGTATTGTCTGCCGTATAGCGCCTGAACGATCCTTCCATAAGGAGAATAATTCATTAGCCGCCTCTACGTCAAAGTGCTGATCTGCCGCAATAAACATCTTTGTCCTAATGTTAGAAGCTTGAATCCACTCACCGAACTTAGGATCTGATACGATCTCTTGTAAGTCTGGGTGACCTTCTTTCAAACGAGCCATAGAGGTTTGCTTGTGATAAGCTCTCGTTGACTGTTCTGCTGCTCTAACTGCAGGATGATTGTCTATAGCGCGGCTCATAGCCTTTTCAGGGTCAGAGTAAAAATCTATGTCTTCATCTGTGTTGTCAGTGGCCTGTGTAGGCTTCTGATCATTGAGTTGTGTGTTGATATAACTATCTACAACATTACGTAAGTCACCTACTTCTGAGCTTTGACGACCTAATAGCTTCTCAGCTTCTTGGTGCATCCTAACTACATCTTCTAACGACTTACCGTTGTATTTGTCGGGTACTTGTGATTGAGGCTCTTGATAAGGTTCAGGGTTGCCGTGGTTAGGTTCCTGTTCCATTTCTGATCCTACTTCATTCATACCTTCTAAGCTATCAAAACGCTCACTATTTAAGTCCTCTTCTTCGAGGATAACTGCTGCCATATTAAACTCCGTACCTTAGTATTATGGAGAAATTGAAAATGAAAGCTCCTATGAATTAGGGTTAGCTTTCTCTGCTTTTGCTCTACTACGTTCATGGTCTTTAGCCCACTTTAGCGTTGCACCTGCAAAATCGCCAGAGAAAGGTTCTAAGATAGGTCGTGGAGAGCTAAGTTGTCTGGTCGCATAGGCTTTACAGGTTTTACACAATTGTGTGTCTGGCGAGCCTTTGACCATGTGTTCATTAACGTGCCCTAAGGCACATTTGTAGTCATAATATCTATACATTGACGTAGGATTCCTCTAAGGATTCTTCTTGTCCTACGCGAGTAGTCTCTTCAAGGTTCAGTATGCTACCTAAGATGTTAAGTTGACCCTTACGGAAGTAAAGGTCTTTATCGTCTTTGGTGCTTTCCACTGAATTAATGATAGGAAGACTGTCAGTTAAGTCTTTAATGAGAGTTTGCCACCCCTTTGTCCTAAAGAGGTCGTTCATATCTCTAAAGTAAACTTCTAATTCTTTATCTGTCATTTATGGTGCCCATTATAACATATTTTAGCCAAAATGTCAAGTTAATTAATTATTTATCTTTACTTTTAGCTTTAAGTGTGCTAAGGGCTGCTACTTCTGCCTCTAGCTTGGCAATACGTTCTACCAAAGCAGCATAACTACTGTTAACTTGAGAAACTACCTCTTCTAGTTCTTTATTACTTACCATTGCTTAGGTTTCCTATGTAAATGTTTATACCAAAGGGGTTCTAGATACGTTTGACTGAGAGTCACGTTGCTCTGTACGCTCCTTAATAGCAACCTCACGCTCCTTTAAGATACTTTCTGATACCCTCATACGCCTTTCAAACTCTTTATCGTCGTTGTCTCCGGCTTGTAGGTTAGTTGTAACTGCTTTGATACGAGCAATCTCAGTCTCAGCAGGTACAGCTTGGGCTTCTGCGGCAAGCTTCTGTGCCCTTGCGTTGGACTCTTCTGCTTGTGATGATAGAGCGGCTGTCTGTGATGCTTGGAAAGCCATTTGTGCTGCTTGAGTTTCTTGTGCTGCCTTAGCTGCCTCAGGGTTAGGTTTAGCTGCTTCATCAATAAGACCAATAAGCTCTTCACGGTTAGTGATGTTCATGTTATCGACAATAGACTTAAGCATGATAGGGTAATAGGGCGTGTCCTTGCCCATAGTTTGTAGTAGTTGTACTAACTGACTGACTTCATACTCTCTTGCGATAATACCTAAGGTAGACGTAGCATTGAACTTGTAGTCCGACACAGGGTAAAGCTCAGGCTCATACTGCATATAACGCCAAGCTGCTTTCTTCACAAATGGTATCAGGAAAGATTCTTGGAAGTTAATTAAGGTGCGCTTGTGTCGCTTAATTATTGCACCCAAAGACATAGATATGCCAGCAGCAGTGGCCTCACCGTTAATAGAGCCACCAACACCAGAAGAGTCAACTGCGCCTGTAGATTGCTGTACCATTGACTGTAGTGCCTGAGCCTGAGCAAAGGTTATTTGGCTTACGTTGCCAAAGTTGAAAGGGTTAATTATCTCACGGGGTCACCATTGGTTAACAATAGTTTACCTGCTCGTATCTCAGGCTTTGTGCCCCGTGGGATTCGTGTAGCGTCCATTGCTAGCATAGGGTGTACTGTAAGCGCCAGAGCGTCTATACGTGCCCTAAGCTCTGCATCAAGAGCCTTTTGACTGTTGTAGCCTTTCTCACACACACCACGACCATAGAAGCGACTAGGTACTACGTCCCAAGGAAACGCAACTACAGGTCTATCCTTCATCATGTATGGACTAGCTTCGGCCTTGAGTAAGTGGCCCTCGTTAGCAATGATAACTACAGCTTCGACATAATAGCCCTGTGCGTCCTCTTCGTCTAAGTCATACTCTAATTCTTTCTCAAGTAAGTGGCGAGGCACTAAGCCATAGTATTTAGTTAAGCGTGTCTTGTCGTCTTGGTAGACAGTAAGGTCAGCATCAGCTTCTAGGTTAAAGTCTTCACCAGCAGAGCCTATGGATACATCACGGTAGACTCCTTGCTCTTGTAGTTGTTCTACTATATGTGTTCCGACAAATTCATCAATGGCTACACCTAGAGCTTCTTCAATGTTAGTAGCTGTAGGGTCAATTCTAAAGTTTTGTGGTAGGATAGGACGTAAGCGTACCATAGTGCGTTTGGTTACTGTAACACCTACAGCTTCCATAGCTCCATCCATGATTTGCTCAGTTGAGGGTTTCATTTCGTTGACTTCCTCTAAGACAACCTCACCTACTCCATTACCAAATACAGCAGAGTTGATAAGACATTCAGAGACATCTCTACGTACCTTAGCTAAGTCAAAGTCTTCATGTAGCTTCTTACGTAAGAACTGAATGTCTTCAGTCTCAGAGTCGCCTAGGTTATCTTTAATGTCAAAGTAAGTCCCACGACCAAAGGTAGCCTCTTCTATCTCAGCTACGTTAGACTCTACGGCTTGCTGTAGTGCAGGAGCTATGATTTGACTACGTTCTGCTTGGCGTGTCTTGTCTTCTGCTGCCCACTGTCCACGCCATAACCTGTAGTATTCTTGGTGCTTTACAGCGTAGTTGTTTTCATAATAGTCAGCCCAATCGTCCACTTTTGTCATAACCCAGTCTTCAAGTGACTGTTCAATTATAATAGGGTCAGTAGATTCGTTGTTATCTAAATATTGCTTCATAAGGTTAGTATCCTGAAATTGAGTCTAGGGCTTCAAAGTTATCTAACTCTTCAAAGTTACCAGCGTAAGTTACCTTAGCTAGTTGGTCAATGTAAGCTAAAGAGTCTACCAAGTCGTCGTGGGTTAGAGGGTCGGGAAAGGCAAAGAGCTGGTCTAAGAATATAGGGTGCCAGTCTTTCTTCTTCTTGTTGAGGGTAATACGCCCATGCTCAAAGCGTCCCTGTAGTGACCACATTATACGGTCAGTCTTACGTTGGTTACCGTGAGTCAGTTCTTCTACTCTAAAGTAAAAGTTCTGTCTTTTCATCATATCCATAAGTGGAGACATAACAGCTTGTTTGGATATTCCTTTCTCTATGCCAATGCTCATAGGTTTGTAGTCTTTAACTACTTGGAATATTTTCTTTGCTGTATCATCTAAAGTCCATCTGCCGTGTATAATATCTTCAACAAACCAACCTTCTTCTGTTACAAATACAATTGATATAGCCGAGGAATCTAAACGTGAAGTGTTACCTTTCTTCTTAGATACGTCTTGGAAGCCAGCTAAGTCTATAGCGACATAGTAGTCTCCATCCTCTGAGGCAGGTTTAGTGCCAAAGTTAAGCCATTCCTCCTTAAACATTTCAGAGCCTTGGTTTTTAAAGCTAGCCATAAACTCTTGTTGGAAAGCATGACTTGACATAGACTTCTTAGCTACATCTATTTCCTCAGGGTCTAAGGTTTCATTATCGTAACTTGTGAAGTGCCATGCAGTAAATGTAAGGTCATCATCACCAGACAACTCAGCATACTTATATAAGTCATAGAAGTGGTTACGACCCTTAGGTGTGCCTATAAACAAGCATCCACCCTTTTGGTCAGCCAAAGCAGGACGTAGTATCTCTTCAAATACCTCTGCTTTCATATCGGCATACTCGTCTAACACTAGAAACTTAAGACTTACTCCACGCATAGTGTCGGGTCTATCGGCTCCCTTAAGGCTTATGGTAGAGCCATTGATTAAGGTTATTTGCATATTGTTAATGTGTGCACTTCGGACGACAGGGCCGCCTAGTTCGACTAACAACTTCCACATAATGTCTCTAGCTTGCCCTTGTGTAGGTGCAACGTAGAAGACATGAGAGTTAGGTAAGTTAGCTTGTAATGCATTGACTATAAGAAGCCAAGCAGCTAGACGAGACTTACCACACCTTCGACCTGCGGCTACTACTCTAAAGCGAGTATCATCAGCCCAGACTTTCTTTTGCCAGTCTAAGAGCTCTATAGTTAAGTCGCTCATATAACCTCGTACTCCGCATCACTTATGTCTTGTTCTTGAGAGCCAGAGATTTCTGGGGTGCCGACACCAGTTATGTTTATCTGGATGCTACTCTTACCACCGCCCTTAATGATTTCTTTCTCAAAGGCTGCTACAGGTGCGACTCTATCCATGACAAGCTTCCATGCACTAGCTTGGTTCTTATGTTCATTGTCTAAGGCTGCATCAAAGATAGCATCTAGCACTTTAGCTGACTTAGGACTAGCTAACATCCTAGCTTTGTATTCATTAATTATTGTAGCATCACCTTTGGGTCGACCAATAATACCTTTAGGTTTCTTAAGTGTTGACTTGGGTGGCCTACCTTTTCTCTTAACTACTTTAGTGTCTTCGGAAACTTTAGAGTCTTTAGTTGTAGACAAAACAATTACCTCTTTGTTGAGATTGCTTTAACAACTTAAGTGCCTTAAGTATACTTAAGTTTCCTAAAGCTCTTTAAGTTGATACTTTAATTATAAATAAAGGATAAACCTAAAGAGCTTATAGTTGACTTAAGTACACTTAAGGTTGTTAAGCTGCTTTAGAACATAAGTCTATTATAACATATTTAAGGCTAAATGTCAATACATTTCTAATGTTTCTTTTGTTAACTTATGTAACTTAAGGTTACCTTTAACCTTTATTCTACAATAGTTGTTAAACCCTTGTCTACTGTAGGTCTACTCCTGTTTTCTTTTAATTTCTTTTATTGACTTTTATGTCTTTTGTTAACTTAAG